TGCAATCCGCCGCCGGGAAGGCTAGTCAAGCCCTCCCATTTATCTCATCGCCACAGGTAACGTAGCATGCTACGCTTCCTGGCTGTATACAAGCGAACAGAGACTGATTGCTCGGCGTCATAAGACGCCGCGCGTTCAGGAGCCCTGTCCCATTGTTGCTGGTAGGTGGCCTTGCCAAACTCCGTAAAATACCGGAGAAGCATGGTCCAACCGTCTAGCTCTTTGTGGATAGGGCGTGAAACAACACACGGTACGAAGTACTCCAATTTCTGGAGTGCCTCGTTAACACGAGTGGGTATCACGCTTGTTTCAGGTTGCTCGCGCAAAGATGGTACCGAGGCTAAGCCTAGTCCATCCCAAGGTATATTCCTATAAATAGGAATTAACAGGCTCACGATATAATCGTAAGTTGCGAAGCAACGTCTGTCGTACATAGAATTCGCGTAAGCGATCCATGACGAGTAGACTTCTGGCGAGGGTTCTGCCGACCACACTGTACGTATTCGTACAGGAGTGACATCAACGCCTTTGAAGGCGTCCATGCCGCATGACTCTCTGAAGAGTCCTGTGGTGCAACTCTTGTTGCGGTTTATAACTAAACCAAACAACTCGAGGATGCTGATTGCGCGTTCGACATAAGTCGTAGGTACAATCACGTCATCACCATATACGTATATACGCTCGCGCGTATACGTGTCCGCAACGGAACTAAGTAGGGCCCATACTGTGAGAGCAAGCACTGGGAAGCAGAGACTGCTTCCCATTGGTGCGAACTTGCACAGGGGTAATATCCTACCGTCCGGGAGCGTTGTCGCTCTAGTTCTGCATGCCTCTAAGTACATATAGATGTGCTCGGGGAACAGCAGACGAACTAACGCTAAAGATATACGATCACTAGCATCTTTAAGATCTAGTGTCGCATAGCGTCCGTCGCGCGACCCCAATAGGGCCGCATTACGGTTAGCGTCTTGACATGTGAAGCGAACGTTGTCACGAGTGACATTGTTCGTTTCAATGTGGCGTACAATAGCTCTGCCCAGACCTTGCTGTATCCATTGAAAATCAACGGGTTCACAAGATATGAGGCGAGGGCCACGAGAATCCTTAGGTACGAGTATTACTCGCGCCGGGAGTTCTTGATTATCGACCCGATTAAAGGTACGATAAGAATCGCAAGCATGCCCAACGGATGCAAGAAAATATGCATCAAATGGGTATACTGCGGTGATCCGATCAGAAACATTGGTCCAGTCATACTTCTTCCAGAGCTTTTGCCGTGTGGCAACAGCTCCGGGGCCGTGCGACGGGATTATGTCCTGAGGGTCAAAGCCAGAAAACGCCTGATTAAGGCAAATCCTGGCTCCGCGAGCAACATCAACGACAGTGTCCTTGCGGATACGGTCGGTTGGTTGCTTAGTAGATAGTGCTTGAGCGATATGCTCAAGCTGCTGATCGACTTGACGCAAGTCATCTTCGTTCTTTTGGAACGAAAGTATGACCTTTTCGGCCAGAGCAGGCTTATTGGGCAGCTCGTACTTGTAAAACAAGCACGTCAGCTGTCTCAAAAGCTTGACACTTGCAACGTCAGGTTGAGACTTCAACACACCGCTGTGGTCAAAGATACGTTCGAAAAACTCACCGAATAACATCGGGAGTTTGCTATCTCTCATGAGCTTAAAGCCCACGAAGGAATTGCAGTCGACGTAACCGAGACAGAGGGCCCTATCAAGGGCCTTACACAGAAGGGGGAGTTGTTTCGTTAAGAAACAAATACCCTCCGAACGCAGACGAGATTCAATCTTCTGAAGAGTGAGTCTCAATGCGCGTGACTGAGGTCCCGCACCAATAACGCAAAACGCGTCAGTGGTGAGAGCGGCAATGAGTTTATACTCAACTTGGCTTTTGATGTTTCCCATATGGTGAAACTCCAAGAGCCACGCCCGCATCACTGATACCAACAAACAAACACTAACACATGCCGAGAAATGAATCTCGAACAAGTAAGAAAAGGTTTGATCCTTTTGTCGACTCTGTACCGAACGGTTCGGAAATTAACCCGACCGTTCAAGTATCGGAAATCGTCGCAGGAACAACCCTCCCTGAAGGAAACGTCAACTTCGGCGCCTGGGACTACATCCAGTTCAAGGGACATTTCGTCGCAAGACGATCTGCCCTTAGACTAGTGCATCCCGAATGGGCCGAATTGACTGTAGACGTGGGAGAAATCCCATAATCTGCAGGACGTTTACAACTTAGTGATCTGCCGGGCCCTTGCGGGCCCGGCAGGATTCAAGCCTACTGCTGTCGTCGGTCAGAGACCGCCGGTCAGGAGTGCTTGACAGCCGTTTCCAGTTCCGTCGTACAGGAAGGTTGCCGTACCCGTTAAGGTATAGCAAAAACTTCAGAGTTCGGCGAGGACGCGCTTCATCTCCGTATCAGCCAGCAACGCACCAACCGGTGCGTCAAGGACAAGGTACGCAGATGTTGTCACAGGTGTGACGGAGTCAACTGTTGAGATCGACGTAACGTCGACCCTAATAAGCGATCTCCGACGCAGCTTGGAACCCGCACCAGTCTCTTGATGTTTAATCGTGAGACGGTGTTGGGCACTTGGAGTCTCCGCAATCTTTGCGAAGACGGTGCTACGGCCGAGGGTATCGATGCGCTGAAGTTCAACTTCAGCGGCGTCGTGCCCTTTCACTTCGTTTGTATTCAGTGTATTACTGAGCATGGCTTTTCTGTCGTTAATGATGACGTTTCTTTCGCGTAATTGCGAGAGCGACGCCGAGACTGATCTGCGATGCAGTCAGCCCCCCAACACAAAGTTGGGACATGCGTGGTACGAAAGGCTTCCTAACATAGGATACCTCTTTAGTAACCGCCGCGATGGAGTCTGGGATCCAAGGGAGAGAAATATTGCTGTTTCTAACCATCTTGCGATGGAGAGTTATCAGCCTTTCTCTCTTGAAAGACCACAGACAACGCCTAATGTTTACTGTTGGCTGTATGTTGTTCGATTCGAAGCGGGTGAGCCACCGATTTACATCGATGACCCAATCCACGACGAACGTCCAGGGAATGGCATTCCAGATGATCTTTGGAGTTGATTTAACTCCTAGGGCATCCAGGAAGCCAAGCAACTGCGCATGCGCAGTCTGGAAGGCAGACAGTGAGTAACTGTACTGTACCTCAACATGCAGTGTAGAGACTTGAGGGAGAACTTCCCTCTGCCAAAAGAACCTACCGTACAGTGAATCGACATCGCCCGAAGGGCCGATGCCGAACTGATACGATGAGGTCTCCTCGGTTCCGTAAACCAGGTCGTGGACAGGAATTGTCACATGACAAGTACGGAGTCTCGACGCGTCACGGAGGATCGAATCGATCCTCTTTGTCGTGTTGCGTATCGCCTTACGAATACCGGCGATATCGGATAGTAACGGCTGAATAGCAAATGCATTTTGCAAATACCAGTCAGCCGCCGTATGGATAGGAGCCTTTTTCGCAGTTTTAAGTTCTGCGTAGCTCAGTTTGAGTACCTGCGCCAATGCTTCCTTTGCTTTCGGAAGTAATTTCGCGATACTTAGACCTTTCTTAGCGAGTGACTTGAAGTCCTTCAACTCTATAACAGAGTTTACGAGACTCAGTTGGCTCTTGACTTGTGGCATAGTCCGCGACAAAGCGGATGATAGCAACTCGTCGAGACCTTCTGGGAAGGGTATAAACCCGTCCTCAGGTACACCGCTGACGAGAAACGAGGGAAATTTTGAAGTTTCCCCAGTTCCTTGAATTCCATACTGGTTCTTATACGACAGCATACTGTCTGCGAAGGTCCCCTTGCAATAGGGGGTGCCTTCGTAGTCATAAGTGTCGTATATGAGCGTACCGAGTGAGAATTCACCGACTGTGTAGTTAGTCTCAGCCTTGTAATGCTGAAACTCATTCCACGAGTCGGATCTCCTCGTACTTCGGAGCGGAGAGGCGACCTCATAGCGAGCAATTCGCTCACTAGGAGTGTGCCAATTAGTTCCGAAGACCCGGCCATTATAGCCGGGCCTGGGATCCCTTTGACGAACCCATTGAATGAGTTCGGAAGGAGGGATAACAGGATCGATACGTGTTCGTAGGGACATAGTGCGTG